GTAGCCGCGCCTTGCTCGGAAGGGGGAAGAGTTGGAGCCTCGGCATCCATGCCTTGATCCATCTTCATCATCGCCATCATGTCTTTTTGCTCTACAGCCATGAATCACTCCTATAACGCATACAACTAGAATACATTGTAACTATCGTGTCAACGCAAAAAAGGGGCAAAATAAACAAGCCCCTTTGCAATTAACCCCTTGTTGACGAACGCATACTGCCTGTACGCGAACTTGGATTTTTGTTTATTCCATATCGAACGTAAGAAATCGACGCAGGAGATCGCGTTTCGGACACGCTTTTTTCTGTTGCGCGTGGCTGATCGCCTGACTTAACCATCGTTTGTGCGGAACTAGGATTGATATTTTGTGCCATTAGACTGCCCTCAATTGCTGGTTGGGTTCTGCCGATGGATCAGCAGGTTCAGCACCAGGCTCACCACCGCCGGGTGGAGACATAGCCTGGGCTGCTGCCGCCGCTTCGTCAGCCTTTTTAATGTCATCAAGCAAAAGGTCTTTCATGGGCGGCTCCATCAACTCAATCAAACGTGCTTTGCTAATGGCTCCGGCATTGAATAGGCTAAAGGCCAATTCTCTGCTGTCTTCCATAAAGATTGGGCTGTTAGAGTGTGCGTCCACCTTGACGACAAAATCGGGAGTGAACTGCGAGGCAATAAATTTATTGCCATCTGTGTCGGTTAGCACCGTGTCATCGTAAACCTGCATCATCTTGAGATACAGAGTAGCCATCTTTTCAAGGCTGTCTTCAATAACCATGGCGCGTTTCTTGGCACGGCTAGAACCCAGTCGAGCCAGTTGGCTTGCGTGACCTTGAGAGCGAACGCCTGTTTCGCCACGGCCAGCAAGAACGCTAGTAATACCGGAGGCTTCTGCAAACATAGCGTCAATCTCACCGAGTTCACGGAAGAGATCGCCTGGAATGTTTGGCGTAAATTCCTCAACCTTAGCGTTGGGCATATCGGTAGCCAACATACCGCCTGCACGGTTGAGCGCAAAGTTCTTCTCATCAAGGATTCCGGTAAAGCCCATAATGGCTTTTGGCGGGTCCACTTGTTTGTCGAGTAATTCAAGAATTTGGGCTTGGCGCTTGTTCCTCATGTCTTGCAGGAACACAAGGCGTTGCACCTCGGACTGGCCCCAGTAATAGTCATACTGAGGATTAGGACAGAGTTGAATAAACGGCTGTTCGCCCTTCAAGAACAATTTTTCAGCCGGTCTGTCGTAAATCACAATGTCTGGATCGGCAATCGTGACGCACTGGTAATCACCAATTTCGTCATCGAATATCCAGAGTTCACGCATCTTGACCGTGGGTTCACCTAGGCGAGGCGTGTAAGTCATCGTTCCTGCAAGACTCATTTGCACGTTGCCGTAGATCGTTGGATCAATGGCAGACGTTACAAGGCGCTCAACCCCTTGGGGGTATTCCTTGGTTTGTTGTTCGGCAAGCGCAATGCGATTGACAATTTCATCGCGGCGCGGATGGGACCATAGGCGCGAGTACAACTCGCTCTTGGTCATGTAGTACTCCTGCACCATCGCCTCTTGGCGATCCGTGTATGGACTGTCCTCACGCAATACGCCAAAGACATTCGGTTCCACCATGTACGGGTGGATGCCGTTTCTCCATACCAATTTGACAAAGGTGCTGTTGTAGCAAAGGGACCAGTTAAGCGCCTGGGCAAAGACTTGATCTGCGTTTGAGTTGATCCAGTAATCGTGGAGCGCCTTGGTGAGCGCCGGGATCATCTTGTGATACGACGTTGGCTCACTGGCTCCGATCTGCAAGGCAAAGCGCGTAGTCTCTGCCGAATACATGAAGGACGATAACTGGTCAATGTGCGGGAAAATTTTGTTGAAGTGAGCAGGCGATTCGTCCATGCCTGCGCCAAACAGATAGTAAGAGCGCAACATCGTATAGACCGACATGCGCTCGGACTGCGATACCAGGCACTTGTCAATTAGTTCTTGGTAGAACTCATTACGCTCTACTGGATCGCTAGGTATTCTCATTTTTCAATCTGCAAATTTTGATGGTCTGCAATGTAGGAGCCGATTTTTGGACCGGTAAGATTTGCGCCCGACTCTTTGACGGCGTTGATGCCGCTTACGGACTCGCCGTTGACAGAGCGCAAGTTGTAGTTACCAAGTTCGGCAGGACTTCCCCATCGCGGAGCAAAAGGGTTGTTAGGTTTGTTTGCAAAACGAGGCGGTTGAGCCTCACCTTCGCGTGTCGATTTAATGTCACCCATCTTGAAATCCAATGCAAGTTGGTTGAGAGTACGGTCATTATGCTTCGTACCATCGCTTTTTACACCAATTGGCTTCAAAAAGACAAGTTGTACGTCTTCGCAGCCAGCCGGACAAATGGCTTCTTTCGCCTCAAAATACCCATGTACCGGGCATTTGTAGTCATGTAATACGCTCATATTTAGCCCCTTTTCTTACTTAACAAGTTTTCGCGTGAATAATCGTACTTATTCATTGGTTTGATGCTTAAACTAAAGCCGTTTTCGGTTTTAACTATCAAAGATGCCTTCTTCATAGTCGGTTTAATCTCATGTTGGGCATGAAAACCGAGGAATTTTCGGCCAGCAATGTCCATTCGGGTGCCTGCTTCCCCGTTTTCTAGGGCCAAAAGTGCCCGTGAAAGCCGTCTTTGGCTGGTTTCGGTCATACGCATACTGCCTTCAAAAGCCATTTTCTTAAGATTTCGGTAGTCCACGCAAGCAAAACGTGCAAATTCCTCCATGGAAAAGCCACGTTTACGGTTCCGGTTCATGTTATGCAGGCGTTCTTCTATCTCTGTGACGGTCAAAACCTTCATTATTGGAATCCCAATGCGCGTAAGTAGTTAGAAACCTGCTTTCCGACTTGTGCTTGTCCACCATTTTCGGCTTCATCATCTTGAACCACCTTTTTCTCGCGGGTAAGACGCGCTTGTATAAGCCTTGGTTGCACTTGTTCGGCAAAAGCAGCCGCAGCAAGGGCTGCCGCCATGACGCGATCATCCTTGGCGCGTCCCATCGCAGCAATCGTGCCCTGGTCCCGCACAATGCCCTTCATTTCGTCAATACATTCGGTGCTGTAGACATTTAGCATGCCGCGCTCAAAGTAGTCTTTGAAGTAGTTGAGCATGCGTTCTTTGCTTGAGTGGGTAGTCACCCATCCAATTGAATTGGAGATTCCAAAGGAATCGTTGCGCCGCCACAAGTAGTGCTGCATGTTGGATAATACGTTTGTGAGTTCCCTGCCCTCACTGCCGGGAAGGGCTGTTGCTTGCCTTTTTAAGTTACGCATCTCTTGGATTACGGCTTGCCCCGGTCCGTTCACTTCCAAATTCAACGTGGAATTGGTGTAGGCACCGGCTAAATAGCAGATCACCCAGGCAAATTGGAAGGTATTAAGTTCAGAGGTGGCAAATTCGGCCACTTGGTCTATGCCATCGGCATAACAACGGAAGACTTGGATGCAAAAACGGTCTGCCCAGTCACTTGAGCCGTAGGCGGGGTCTGCACCGATCACATAGTAGGCCGTAGAGACCGGTTCTTCCCATATTTTGAGCGTAGCCAGCCTTTCGGTGCTTTGCATCAGTTGTGTGTCTTGGAAATTGGCCCCCATGGAGAAGCGATAGGACACAAACGCCTCTTTTTTGGCTACTTTCATCGCATCGGTGCATCGGGCGGTGCTAAAAAACGATGATCCGGTCATTACGAAGGCGTAATCCTCCGTGGGAGGAAACTCCTGGTACATCATGCCTTCATCTTTTAGCCCTTCATGCAGTTTCCAACGCCACCATGCAATTTGCCTACTGTTTACTTCGTAGTTATAGACTTTCTTAATGTCTTTGGTCCACTCTTTCTCTTCGCTGCTTAGTTTTCCATCCCAGTAGACCTTGTATATGTCCGATTTAGGATCGGCAGAGTAAAACTGGTTACGCCACCAGCCAACAAAGATGGCTTTTTGAGTACGGGCACGTTTTGCCGTCACCCACATGTCGTGGAACATGTTGAAGCCTCGCGCCGTGGACTCAAACATGTAGTAGCGCAAGGGGTTGTTTTCAGCAAGGGATGCTAGGAGAGAAGCCAATCCTTCTTCGTCACCCCAAGAAGAAGTCTCAGTACCGTGCAGAAACGTAATTCCTTTTCCGCGCCCAAGGCCACCTTTCGCTCGGATACCTGCAACCTGATAGAACAGGCGTGATCGGTTTTTGAGAACCATCTGGTTGCGGTTGTGGGACATGAGTGGAATTTTGTATTCCTTGGGCAATCCGTCCATGTACATCGCAAGGGTGCTTCTAAACTGCTCACGGTTCTCCTCGGTATCTGTCGTTAATGTGCCTTGCATGCCTGGGTGTATGAAATGCCAGTACAGGTCAAGCGCAAGGCTAATTGTGGTTATCCCTAACTGTCGGCCTTTGAGGACCACGAAGAAGTGCTTGTCTTCAGCAAGACCTCGGGCCACCTCATCCATGACGTAGGTTTGGGTGCCAAGCATTTGATTGCCAAGGACGCGCATGCCCTGCTCCTTGGTTTCAATCTTTAAGTGCTTGCAGAAGTGATAAAACTTTTGGCGGTCAAAATTCATTTAGCACTTCCAATGCCATGTTGTCTGCGTCTTTCTTGACGTTGACTTTAAGTTCGTTGTCCTGGTGGACGGCAACCATTGTGAGGCCCATGGCGTAGGTTTCATAGCCCATTGACCTTATGAGCGCCTCCAGCGCCTTGGCTTTGTCTCGGTACCAATCATAGTGCGGCCAGGACTCATAGACCAACGGCGGATAGTTATGGTCTTGCAAGAGCGCCTTGCCACCTTCAAAGACTTCCAACTCCATGCCTTCAACGTCTACCTTAATGAGCCGGATACGCTCTTTGAAGTGCATGTCATCCAAACGCTCAATACGCACTTGCTGCTCTTTGCCTCCAGCCTTTCCTTCTGGGCTTTCCTTACGCACCAGCGGGTCCATCGTCCAAGCGCCTACGTTGGTATTGGTCTTGTAGTCGGGCAAGTCTATGTAGATCGTGCCGCGCTCTTTGCCTACGCCTATCATGTTGACTTCGACGTTCTCAAGGTCATTGAGCGCCACGTTGCCCACCAGTTGATAGTAGATCGGCTTTTGTGGCTCAAAGCAGCGGAAGGTGTATTGGGGTTTTAGTTTGGCAAGGGGGATCGTGACAGTGCCCATATTGGCCCCTATGTCGAGTATGTAGCCATCCTTGAACTT